AAGTACTACTTGCGTAAGCATTTCCTTCTTAGCTTCTTTCATGTTGTTATAAGTCTTGTTATCTGGGTCGTTAAATAGTGCAGAGTTTACACCGTACACATTACAAAGTTCTCTAAGTGTAACTTTCTCAGATTCTAAAAGCTGAAGGTCGATAGGGGATAATCCCATGTTAACCCATCCTAATTTAGCACCAGCAATCAAAATCTTACCAGCGTTCTGAACGATTTGTCCTTGGCTCTTAGTTCCGTATTGATTGTAGAAATCTTCTTTTAACTTACCAGCTTCTTCTTGTCCAAAGTTATTAGACTCATCAGCATACAAGATACCTTTAGGGCCTTGATTCTGTAACATACCAACAGATGTATCTTTCGCATCGTTACTACGCTGAACAGTTCTGTAAGCAGCTTGTAAAGGGCTAAGTCCGTATAGTTGGTTACCATTAGTGTCAAAGTAAGGGTTGAAGTATTTTAGATGGATTACGTCTTTCGCATCTAAATAATCCCATCCAACAAGTGTAAAAGAATAACCTTCAACCCCATTGATAGTACCATCAGATATGATGGCTATGTATTGCGGAGGGAGCACGACTAATTCTTGTACTTTACCGCTTTCTAAACGGTTAGCCCATACAAAAGAATTGCCGCAAATAAGTTTATAACCAATAACGCTTTCAATAAACTCAGAAAGTGATTGATAAGGATTTGGTTTTTCTAATAAGCTATTTAATGGGGAATCAGCAATCTCACTTACAGCCTTAACTCTCATTAACTCTGCTTTCGCCAAGTCTTGAGTAGTGTTTGAGTTTTTAGTGAGTGCTTCATATCTTGTAAGGGATTTCTTATCCTTTACCTTGTAAACGTAAAATGGAACAGTTGATACAGTTTTTGAAATACGCTTAATGATGGCGTACACCTCACTATTGTTTTCGTAGTCAAGTACAAATTTTCTTTGATTAAGTTATGGATATAAAGTTCTACCAGCAAGTAATCCTCCAAAATCAGCAAATGGACTGGTAACTTGTATCATTCCATTAGGAGCTTGTGCCTTTTGGTTAAAAGGGTTAATGGCTCCGAATATGTCAGTTAATTTCACGCTATATGATATTTTTACAAAAGTAACAAATTTTTAGCCTATACTACCCAACCTCTTTTCGGTTTGGCAAATTTTGAGTATATGGCATACCTCATGGCATCCATCAAGTGGTCTCTAAACTTAACTGGTTCATCCAACGTATTGCCATCGTTATCAGTTTTCCATTTATAGTTTTTAAACTCATCCAACAAATCTAACGAATCGCTTTTAACTATTAGTGGAAATGACTTTACCTTGTTGATACCAGCAAAAACATCTTTAACAGCCGATTTAAGGCTAAATCCAGCCTTATTAATCTCAGCTATGGTCTTGGGTTCAGCAGCATCAGCGAATATCTCTGTACGCTTGTCAAAGCCAAAAGACTTTAGCCTATCGATGAGTAGTGAGGTAGACATTTTAGTTTCGTAGATGAGTTGCTCCACAAACATCTCGTTATCGAAGTGTTTGATACGCACCAGTGCGGTTTGATTGTTGTAGCCAAAATCCAGTCCATAAAATATTTCCCCTCCTTCTGGGAAGTTTCGTCTGCGTTTCCAATGGGTATAAATAGTTGCTTCTGATATTGCTCTTTCACCTAAACCATAAACTCTCCAATATTCATGGTCGGCATCCCTTAGCCTCTCAATCTCCTCCACCAAAGATTTCTCAAGGAATGGATTGTCTTTGTAGGTAGTGATGGTAAAGTCAGCATCTTCTCTGGTAATTACCTTGTCGTATATCCAAGAGTAGTAATCTGAGGGGTTATAGTCAATTACAATCTTATCTGTGGTTCTTAGTGCTAACTGCATCCAAGATTCGTAGTTAACCTCGTTCGCCTCGTTAATAAACAGATAGTTTCTTTTACGACCTCTTATTTTTTGTGGCTGGTCTGTAGAGACAAACTCTACGGTGTTGCCTCCTAAGAAGTAAAGATTTTCTGACTTGTTGTGCTTTTCTTCTGAGTATAGGCCATATTTCGACAGAATTTCTATAAAGTCTCTCATTACTGAGCCTTTTATGGATGGCAACGATGAACGGCAGATAGTTAGTGTCTTCCCTTTTTCTTGTAACAATTTTACGATAAACCAGGTCAATACATTGTAGGTTTTGCCAGACCTTGTTCCGCCTTGCATAACAGATATTTTTTTTTGGCTGTTTTGCAGTATTTCGAAAACGATGTTTGTGGTTACGTTCATAAGGCATTAGGAAAAAATTAAAAAATTGGCTTTGGTAAAGCGAAACTAATACTTTTTGGTTTTATAGAGGGTAGGCCCCTAACATAAGTCAGAAATGGCGTTTTTTGACACATATTAAGTTTACCAATAGAAAACTTTACTCCTCGAACTCATCTTGGTCGTTCATATCTAACAACTCACCTTTGCTATGGTCATATAACGGAATCTCTGGTACCTCGGAAGCCAATGTGGCTGGAACAGTAAAGCTGTTATCTTTCTGAGTATCGAAGTTTATTATATTCTCATCACCATCAAGTTGCTTCTGCAAGTTAGGTAATTCTGATGGCTTCACTACGTTCACCGTAATCTGCTTCACCACATCTCCTTCATGAGCCACCTCAGTCTTTTCAATGTACCCTCTTCTCTTGCCTTTAGTTTTAAGCAAGAACATCGTAGCCAAGGTATCACCCTTAGTAATCCTTTCCATCAACTTATGCTCCCCCCAGTCCAACATAATCTCCTCTGGCTCTATTTCAGCCAAAGCCTTCTTAAACTCAGTATCATTCTTCATCCAATTCTGATACATAGTCCTACTAATCCCACACGCTTGACAAGCGATGGTAATATTCCCAAAATTCTCCCTATAAGCAATGATAAATGCTTCTTTCGTTATGTCCTTAAACTCTGCGTTCATATTATCGGTTTTTGGTTGGCGTTCTAATAGACACAATACTCACTACCTTATCTACCTTGATGTTGTTAAACCCAAGCCAGTTGCCACACTTACCACACTCAAACTGCACCTCCCTAATCTGACTACTCCAAACATACTCCTCCTGGACTACACCACACTTGCATTGATATTCTTTCTTACCAAATGTATCTTTCATAGAAGTCAAAGCTACAACTATTATACCAAAACAACAATACAAAAGTTAAAATTGGTGAAAACAATGTTTTATATCAAAAATATGAAGGGCACATCGGTGGTACAACATCATTTACACGAATAAAAGGGGTAGGGGGTAGGTAGTACCGAAAAACCCACTTTAATCGAGTCTACAATAGGTTACCACCTATTTTCTCAAGTCGAGGTTAGTCAAGGTACTATGCAGTCGACAAAGTGTCTAAATTAGCCTATAAATAGCCTTTAATTAGCTACTAAGTATTTTAGCATCTAATATAGTTAAGAATACTATCTGTATTGCATCCATTTACGGAACATAAGCCCATATCCCATAAATAATCACTAACCTAATTCAATACCGTTGGTAAAGTGTCCGTATATAATATAGTATTTATTTATTTATTCTATTATTCATTATATAATATATAATACAATAAGTATTGTATAATATAATACATATATTTTATAATACTTAATACAGTATAGAATATATCCGACCAATTCAATATTGGTACACTTTCTTTACTGCTGGTCTAAATATAGACCGAAAACTATTTTAATAATATTTGCAATATTTTAACAAATTTATTTGTTATTTCACTTTTGCTCCATTATCTTTACTCTATCAAATAACCAAAACAAGAACAACATGGCAAACTTAATCTACAATTTACAAGACTTAAACTACAAATTAGATGTAGTTATTCCTACATTAATTAGCAATGGAATCTGGACTATTGATGAGCAAACAAAGTATTACAATTCAAAAACATTAGGTATCTATAAAATGGTAAATAATACAGATATAACAGACTTTACCGATATAGATGCAATGGCAAACGATATCATTAATACCTTATTCAAATAACCAACAAACCAAACACAATGCAAACAGTTAGTTTATTCGAGTTCATTAGCCTATTTATTGGCGGCATCTTAATCTATACCCTAATAAAAACAATCTGGGAAGAGTTAACACAATACAAAAACAAATAAAACCTAACAACATGACAAACACAGCAACACAAACAGAAACAAAACAGACTTACAATGGATGGAGCAATTATGCAACTTGGAGGATTGCTCTGGAATGGTTCGATTCATTTAACCCTAATGAAAGTGAAACAGATGCTTATGACCTATCTAAGCAACTGCAAAGCTATGTGGAAGAAACACTGGAAGAAATGACAGTTCAAAGTACTTTAGTACTTGATTATGCTTTAGCATTTACCAGCGACGTTAACTGGTATGAAATAGCAGAACATTTAATCGAAGAGCAAAACAACTAATAAAACCACAAACCATGAAAGAAATAAAAATAAGCTGGTCAACAGATGATATCTTTATGATTGCCGATGAATTAGGCATCGAATTAAACGAAGAAGAAGCAGAAGAGATACTGGAACAACTATACCAGAACCACGACGCATCAATCGGTATATGCTGGGACGTTATCGATTCATACATTGAGCAATATCAAAGAGAAAAAACAGAAACAAAATAAACAAACACAATAAAACAAAACACCATGAAATTACATTTAGCAGTTGGAAAAGACAATTACAGAGAGCATCTAAAATACGTACAAATTAAAGGCGGCTTTATTTATGCTACAAATTGCCATATTTTGGCACGAATTCCAGTAAATGAAGTATTTAGCGAAATATTTACCACAGATGATGAATTATATATAAAAGGAGAAGACTGGAAAAAACAAGGGTTTTATAAATGCACTGATTTTAAACGAAATGGCAATTTATTGGAAGCATACAACGGAAAGTGGGAATTGCAAGGGATAATTAAAATGAAGACAAAATCAGAAATGGATAATATTGGACGTTTCCCAGATTGCGAAAGTGTTATAT